CCCTCTAACTTAGCTACTGCTTTACCTATGTTATGACTTTTAGGAAACCCTGAACCATACACCCAAGCTATCATATCTCTTATTTCAAATCCTGCATCTTCTATATTAACTGCCATTCTATGTTGAGTTCTTGTTCCTGCAAAACTTAAAAGATAGCCGCCCTCTTTTAATACTCTAAATACTTCTTTCCAAAGCTCTACACTTGGAACATCATAATCCCACTTCTTACCCATAAACGAAAGCCCATAAGGTGGGTCTGTAACTACTGAATGAAAATAGTTATCAGGAAACTTCTTTAGTTCTTCTAAGCTATTTCCGTTTATTATCATTAGTAGTCCTCATTTATTCCCCTGTCGCCTAATAGCTTTTCTTTAGCTCCATCCCAAAGTTTATCTCTGTTTTTACTTAAACTTTCTTCAGTTCGTATTTGACTAGGCATTCCTTCAAGTGGTTCGCTATCCATATACTTGCCACATTTACATAACGCCTCTTTGGTTTCCCATTCTCCATCTATGTGAACTATTGTAGCTACTGATAGCTCCTTAGTCTTTCCGCATTTACATTGATATTTTGTCATTTTTGTTTTATAATAATCAGTTGGTATTGGCATCTTCTAATAATTTTAATAGTTGAGTGGGTGTATAGATTGTTAAGTCATCATTATAGTTTTTGTAGATACAAGTAAACTCTTCCTTTTTTCCTTTTTTCCAAGTCCAAAGAGTTTTGAGTGCCTTATCAATCTGTTGTTTTAAAACCCATTTAATTGTTTTGTAGTTTTTTTTATTCATTGTATTTATTATATAGTTTTTTAATTCCATCAAAGCAAGTTGAAAGGCAAGAGCCACACCCTGTTCCTGTACTGTAATTGGTATTATGAATTGTATTGTATAATTCTATCATCTTTTTTTTAGCTGCTACA